TCGCGACGCCGACCAGGCCGGTACCGATCGCGTCGACGTCGCCCGCCGAGATAGTGCCGCCCGCGGTGATCGTGATCGTCTTGCCTTCACTTACATAGTTTTTCATTGCTTCAAATCCTCTGTATTTTCAAATGGCCGGCTCAAACTTCGAACCGGCCCAGGGTGACGTTGACCGACTACGGGCCGGCGTTACGGGCAAGGCCTCGGAAGCAGAGCGCTGCGGCAGCCGCCTCGATCCGCACCTTATAGGCGACGCCGTCGGTCGTGAATCCGTTCATGCTTTCCATGTACGGCGTATCGTTACCGTCCAGGAATGCGACCTCGACGGTGTCGGCGATATTTTGATCGGCCGCGGCGTAGTACTGCGCGGCGTCGTCGGCATCGAGGCGCGCGTCAGAGACGACCGTCCACATATTAGCCTGGGTATTGACATCGAGCGCGCCGGCAGTATCGGGCGCGGTCGGGGTCTGCGTGACCTTTATCGCAGTCATCGCTATGGCCCGCGGAACGATCAAATATTTCGGGCGTATGTTGAGCGTCGCGCCCGTTTCGCCGGCGGCCGGCGCCGGGCTTGTCTGCAGCGCCATGAGCTGACCGAATTCGTCGAGCGTGGTCTCGGTGATCGCCCCGGCCGTGCCCAGGTTCGAATGATCGGCATGAAAGAGCGCGGTTGCGTCCTGGTTCAGCGTCGGGTTGCTGGTGAGGATCAGATACGCCAGGTCGCCGACGGTGCGAGCAGCTGCCCGGCCCATCGCCATCGGGATCCGCGAGAACGCGTCGACGTCATCGTTGATGATCGCCTCGCGGCTGATGTGAAACAGCTTGCCGTACTTGGCGAGCTGTATCGTTTCCTTCAGGTCCGACAGGTGCCCTTCCTTGTACTCGGCCGACTCGACGACCTGCTCGAGATCCGAAAAGCTCGAGATATTGACGCGGCTCGCGACCTTGAAGTCGGACAGGTTGCCGATCCGGCACCAGATATTCCAGGTTTCGGGAGACTCGTCGTAACCGGTAAGAAGCGCCTTGTTGGCGACATTCTCGAGGATATTCGCGAAGTCGCTGGTACCGTGCATCCCGGCGCGGGTGAAAGCCTGGCCGGCGATTTGCTGGCGGCTGAGTCCGGACAGGCTGACATGCTGACGAACCAGGTAGTCGCGCGCCATATCGCAGAGCGCCATGCCGTTGAATTCGGACTGCCGCGCCTGGCGGCGTTCGTCGCGGTCGCGGATCAGGCCGCCGCGGACCTCGAGCGCTTGCGTCACGCCCTCGACCCACTTGTCGGCCTCATCGGCACCGCCTTCGATGCGCTGGCCGTGCTGGCCGTCGTCCTGCTGGCGCGAGGCCGCGATCGGTTGCGGATCGCCGGCCAGGAACTCGAGCAGCAGGGCACCGGACCGCGCTACGGTCTCGCCCTTGTTGATGCACTCGGCCGCCAGCTCCATCACGCCGTTGCGGGATGCGTGCATGCTGTAAATCTTGTTGATCTCGCTCACGCGCTCGCGCTCGAGCGCGGCGCCGGCGGTCTCGCCGTCGCGGCGCGCTTTCTTCTGCGCCTCGGTGAAACTCTCGACGGTGACGCCTGCTTTACCGTCGTCTTTCTTTTTACCAGTTTTGGGGTCCATTTTAATAGCCTCGGTTGACTTGCTTCGATTGATGCCGACGGTACTATCGGCGGGAACTGCGACGACACTGGCCTCGAGCGGAGTCCAGCGGGTTATTTCGACGAGATCGCCGTCGCCCTTTCCGGGCTTTGCGGTCTCGCGCAATTCGTTGATCTGGTATTGAACGCTGATATCGGTCAGGAAACCGTCCTGGATATCCGCCCAGGTCTCGCGCGCCGCCTTGGAGTTTTCCGAGAAGTGCGCGACGCCGACCAGGCGGCGGTCTTTTAGCTTGATGTTATGCACGCGGCCGATCAACTTCCTCGAGTTGTGCGATAGCAGCAGCGGCAGGCCGCGCGGATTGCTGGCGCGTTCCAGGTTGACCGCGCTCGCTTCGTGAATCAGAACCTCGGACCCGAAAAAGCGATCCACTGGCGTTTCGCTCGATATGCTGATCGGGACTGTCCGCGCCTCGTTGTCGGCCTTGGCCCTGTCCAGGGTAATGCGGCGCTCGAACAGCTGCCCCCCTACTTTCAAACGGGTCTTCGGATTCATGGTCATGCGGCTGCTACCTCGTCCTGTTCGTCGTCATCGCCGCCAGCGCCGGGCGCCGGCCCTTCGATAGGCGGAAGGGTTGGACCGGCGGCCACCAGCTCGGCCGCGAGCCTTGCCGCTTCCAGCCTTTCGGCGTGGATCTGTTGCTTGACAATGTCCGGATCCCGCCCGGTGCGCTTGCGGATGATATCGGCCTGAGTGGTGAATCCATGCTCTACCGCCAGCTGGTCGGCCTCGACTTCTTTTTTCGGATCGATCCAGGACTGCGGCGGCGCTATCCAGTCGGCCTCGTAAACCGTGGCAATGTCGACGCCGCGCGGGATCTGTAGCGCGCTGGAGAGAATCGCCGCGTCGATGAAATTGCGATAGACCGGCATCAAAAACGCGCTAATGAAATACGCGCGCAGGCGGGCATAGCTCGGCATCGACTCTACGAGCTCCTGGCGTTGCGCGCTATAACTGCCATCGTAGTTCTTCGAGATCGAGCTCGCGCTGGTGCCGGTCCCGGCAGCGATCATTTTGATCTGGCCATCCCGGAAATTAGTTAACTCGCTGTTTGGGCGATTGCTGGCGATCGTGCCTACATCCTCGCCGGGCAGCAGGTCGTCGAAAATCATGCCGGCCTGCATTTCAAGCACGCGATTCGGCAGCGGGTTGCCGGCGGCGTCGACGGCGAGGGTCGGGTCGAACTCGGATCCCTTGCGAATGAATCCCGACAAACTCGCGTCGATGCGCGCCGCGATCCGCTCGGATTCTTCGTAGTCCTTGATATCGTCGAGCCGATGCACGACGCCGTGGAAAATGCTAATGCCCCGGGTCTGCTTGAAACGGCGAGTGAACTTAACATGCGCGACCCGCTCGGCCGGGACCCTTTTCAAGTCCTCATCCCGGACCTTGGAGAATATAAAATACTTATCGTCGGGCGGCGTCTTCAGCAGGTGATAAGCCCGCGGCCGGCCCCAGGCGTTCTTCTCGACGCCGTGAATGATACCGCGCTTGACGTCGTTGAAGTCAAACGGCAGATAGTCCGCCTCGATCATTTCGATCGCATAGGGAACGCCGGATTCATAAACGACGCCCGCATTTCGGCCGCGGACGTGCTGCGCCAGGCATTCGCCGTCGCGGAACCAGGCGCGCGCGGTGAGGCGCTGTACCTCGGAAAACGGCAGCTCGCCGGTCACTTCCGGCGCCAGGCACCAGCGCCGCCATAGTTTCGATATCTCGCGGTTCAGTTCCTGGGCGGGCTTACCCGATGAACTCGAGGCCAGCGGCTCGAGCGTGATGCCGGTGCCGACGACCTTGTTGACCAGCTCGTCAAGTACGCCGATCGCAAGGTCGTGATTTTCGTCGAGGAAACGCGCCCAGTCCCGGACCTTGGCGCGCGCCTGGTCCATTGTTCTATCGGCGCTGCCCTGGGTGTTCGGTTTCTTGTGGTAGATGCTCGAGCTTGCCGCTTCGTACAGCCGGGCGGCGCGTAGCTTCCAGTAGGCGCGCAGTGCGGCGCGCTTCGGGCTGAACAGTTTGATCGTGGACTCTAGGAATTCCATGACGCAATAGTGACGTTCGGGTTGCGGATCCCGGAAGCGCGCGCGGCGGCGGCCTTCACTTCGCGCCGCCAAAAAGTGATCTGGTCGCGGACTTCCTGGGCGTTGGCGCGGGTCAGCTGGCGGTTGCCGATGGTGTAAGCCTTGCCGGCACTGATGGCGGTGTCGGCAGCGAGCCAGGCGTCGAGGTGTACTTGTGCGGTAGCTTGATCCATGGCGAATATATTATCGTCGTGCAAACCCTCGGCCGGTGCGCCGGGTGAACGAATTCGCCGATTTCGTTGGTGGTGGGGTTTGCTTCGGTGCGGGTCCCTCCTGGTCGGTGATGCTTTCCCAGGTCGGGTTAAGGATCTTCAGCGCCGCGTAGTTCAGAACGGCAATGTCGAGCGGTTCGTTGCGTGGTCGGGTCTTGATCCATTCCCGGTATTCGAAACCGCGCCGATGCTTTGTGACGATCTTCTCGGCCGTTAGGCCCTCGAAGTACTCCTGATCCAGGTGATTATTAAAATGCCGGTAACCGGGGCCCGGCTCGACATTCTGCAGGCGATGGTAGATGACACTTTTCGCGCCGTCAACCCCGCCGATAAACAACCGGACCGGCCGCGGATCCCGGCCGGTCTTCTTCTTCGTGGCTTTGTTGACGACAGGCAGCCCGGGGCCGGCCATGCCTTTTGTCGCGTAAACGCGCCGGGCTGAGTGTTTTTTCACGAACGCATAAACGTAATCGGTATTGAATCCGCTATCGATCGCCATCGCCGAAATATTGAGCTCGACGCCGCGGTTATTGGTATAGGTGCGATTGAGAAACCGCGCGAGATCGTTCCAGACCGCGGGCTCGGTGGTGTCGCCAAAATAAACCAGGTAGTCCACCTGCCAGTTTTCCTCGCCCGGGCCCCAGGCCTCGACGCCGACCTCGAGGCGATCGCCCTGGACGTCGACGCCGGCGGTCAGCAGGTAGCCGTCGGCCGCGGGGTTCGGATAACGCTCGACGCGCTCCTGCAGGATGGCATGGTCGAGTTTCTCGGCCTCGTCTTCCCAGGTCTCGCCGAGCACGGTATTAACGAACGTCTGCAGCGCTTCGGTGTCTTTCTTGCAGTCGATGAACTCCTGGGCGAGGATCCCCCAGGCGGCGTTCGGCGCGAACGAATAACCGGCCCATATATGGAAGCCGGCATGGCCGTTGAACTCCTGTTCGGCGCGCCATTCGCCGCGCTCGACCATCCAGCGCTTTTGATGGTGCTCGATCACGCAACCG